GAAGGCAGAAACTTCAAACTGAAGATTCGTCAAGTTGAGGGATTCCGAAACTATGACAAGTCGGAGTTTGAGTCTGCACCAGCACCAATCGGTGCTGATGAAGAAATTGAGGCAATTTGGGCAAAACAACATTCTCTTGCAGAGATTGTAGACCCATCTAACTTCAAGTCTTATGAAGACCTTAAATCCAAATTGGATATGGTTCTTCAAGGTGCAAGCAAGGTTCCTACTGCTTCAACTGTCGCAGCCCAGACAGGCGACATTGAAGATGACTTGTTTGTTAACAAAAACTCTGAAGCAAAGGTAGTCTCCAATGGTTCAGATAGTGATGACGATGCAATGTCGTACTTTGCAAAACTTGCTGACGATAGTTAATATCTTAGATTAGTTATGCGAGGGGCGGCATAAATAGTGTCGCCCCTTTTTTTATGGCGAAAATTATGGATGGAATTATATTTGGTGGACAACTAGAGGATTTTGCTGGGTCAATTCATAAAGAAGATTCAAGAAACATTTCAATAAGAAGAAGTTCAGGCGGTCACAAGATTGCTACTTTTTTGAGGCAGAATGGTTACAATGTTGAAGTTATAGATTATGTCCACAGATGGAAAATAGAACAACTCAAAGAATACTTAAAACCCAGAGCAGAGAAATGTAAGTTCTTTGGATTTGGTTCTACATTCTTTTTAGATAGTCCAGTTGTTAAAGAACTGGTTGAATGGTTAAAACAAGAATATCCAAATATACCGCGTGTCGTTGGTAGTCAGAATGATAGTATGCGTAGTCTGGACATGGATTGGTATGTCTATGGTTATGGTGAAAATGCCATGTTGGAACTACTCAAACACTTTGATGGTGGGCCAGAACCCATACACTTCAATAAAGTAATTAACTGTTATGTAAATTACAAGTCCTTCCCCAAAGATGACTTAACAGTATCATATCAAGAAACCGATTTTATGAACCCAAGAGAAATACTTCTTTTGGAGTTTGCCCGTGGATGTAAGTTTAAATGTAAGTTCTGTAGTTTTCCAATACTAGGAGTCAAGGGTGATTACTCTCGTACAGCAGAAAGTGTCTATGATGAGATGTTAGAGAATTATGATAAATGGGGAACAGAACATTATATTGTCCTAGATGAAACATTCAATGATAGTCCACAGAAGATTGAGAAGTTTGCTAATGTAATAGAAAAACTTCCATTCCAACCAAAGATGACCGCGTATATTCGTGGTGATTTAATCGCTTCGCGTCCTAAAGATTGGGACAACCTAATTAAGATGGGAATTACATCTCATTTCTATGGTATTGAAAGTATGAACCACAAGGCAGCTAAATCTGTCGGTAAGGGGATGAATACTGGTAGGATACAGGATGGACTGTTAGAAGTTAAAGAATACTTTCAGAAAAATGCTGGATTTTATAAAGGTCATATATCACTAATATCTGGACTTCCATATGAAACTATTGATAGTCTACGCGATACAGTCAAATGGTGTTCTGAATACTGGGCAGACCAGAGTTATCATATGAACATATTGATGATTAAGTTACTAGGTAAACCATCTCTCAATCATAGTTCAGAATTTGATTTAAATTGGAAAGATTACGGTTATAGAGAGGGTAAATTCCCTAAAGATGATATAAAGTGGGACATGAGTATCAATCCGTTCTATAAAGTCCTCTATGACTATGTGGCGACCTCTGGCGAGTACATTATGTGGGAAAATGACTACTCTAGCATGTATGAGTGTTTTAAATTCTGCGTGGAAGAGTTTAGTAAGGCAAAACTAAAGAATGTATTAGACCCATTCATGTATGATAAGTTTTTTATTGACCCTAGTGTAACTTGGGATGATTTTCAGACACAAACACACATGGAAAGAAGAGAGAGTTTTATCCTAGACCATGTTGATGGATATATCCAGAAAAAACTTAATTGTTCTTCTGCACCATAAGATTATTAATTTCAGTATCTACTACCGACTTATCTGATACTAGTACAGGTAAGTATTCTACTTTTCCACCAAGACCACTTACTACATTCCCAAGGTCTGCTAACGGCCCACTTTGCAGAGCTGCAACTTGCATTGCCTTCTCTTCACTCGCACCAGCTTGAGCGTCTGCTACTTGATTGGAGGCAGCATCAATAGTTATAGAACCACCTTCTGTTTCTGCTGGGGTTGGAGCTCCGATTAAATCTGCACCAGTAGTTTCTGTAATTTGCATTTCTGGTGATGGAGCTTTTAGACTTCCATCCTCATTGTGAGTGTCACCGAATTTCTTATCCCATCGTTCTTGTGCCATTTTTTGACTTCTTCTATTTCGACCACCAGTAGCTGTAACTTCTGGTCTTGCAGATGTTGGTTTTTCTATATCAGATTTACCAAAGTTCTCTTTCATTTCTTTAAGTTTACCCATCACATAATCATAGATGGTTTTATATTTTTCTCCGTAACCAGAGCCAGGCGTAGCTGCATCGGTATCATGAGGGAATTTTTCTTCTGTTGTTTCACCTTCTGGATTACCATAAGCATCATTGTACATATCCCTAGCAAGAAGACCAGCGTCTATTGTTACACCACCAACGGGCCCAACTAACGCGACACCAGCCAGTTCTGCAGCTGCCCCTGCTTTATCTCCCTTCATTAATCTCCATGCTGCCATTCCAAGACCAGCAGCTGCACCCACGAGAGGTACTTGTTTGATTCCATACTTACCTACATTTTTCAAGAATGATGATGCTAAATCAGCAGCTTTTGCTAATCCTTTTGCTTTTGCTTTCTCGGGCGCATCAATTTTAATTTTTGCACCCTGTATATCTTGTGGTTTGACCATATTCGTAGTTGGTTTACCATCCGCACCTTGTACAGTAAAATTACCTTTTTGCGATTGCACTACATTTCTACCTTGAGGGTCAGTACCAACAACCTTGGAACTGTCTATAGCAGGTTTACCAGAAGCATCAAGGCCAGGCGTTGTTCCTGTGACTTTATTTTTGAGCGCAGTTCCAGCAGTTTTCAATCCAGTTTTAGCTGCATCTACAGTACCACCAACTAGAGTTTTGGAAGCAATTAATTTATTGCCCTGTGTAACTAGTGACTGTGTTAGTTTTTCTGAAAAGTTATCTACGCCATCTTCAAGTTTTTCAGATACCTCTTTCAGTTTTTCTTCGTCTGTTTTTGTGCCACCACCGAATAGACCCTTACCAAATATTGAAGTCAAAGCAGCCATACCTCCAACAGCAGATGCCATTCCGGCACTCCCTGTTGGCAATCCTTTACCGCCACCCTTTCCACCAAACATTGCATTTAATTTGTTTTCGTCTGGTGATTCTGCTTTGGGTACGCTGAATCCACTTGCTATAGTAGCGGTATCCCCTTTTATGTTTACTAGGACTTCTCTTATATCATTTAAAGCATTGACTGTGGGGTTTGAAGAATCACCATCTTGTAACGCGGAAGTAGCTTGAGCTGTTGATACTCCCCCAGAACTTCCGCCTCCTCTTCTACCACCACCAGCAGCTGCTGGAAAAGGAATAACATTATCCATTGATTGTTCATTTGAAGAAGGCACAGCAGTTTGATTACCTTGACCGCCTCCTGCCAACGCTGCTCCAGCACCAAATCCAAGCGCACCTTTACCCACAGAACCCGCCGCTCTTAATCCAGATTTTGCAACCCCAGCTCCTCTAGCTAGAGCCATTCCTCCAAATCTTGCTGCCGTTCCTGCTGCTCCCATCAAAGCGGGTATAAAGAATGCCATGTTATTGTCTCCATTTATTATTTTTGATTGCGTCCGCCTTTTTCTTCAAATGTTGAACCAACATCGAAATGTATACTTGCCTTTCCCACGGAACCCAACTTTCTATTTCTGTTAAACTGTATTTATGTTCTTGCATTAATAGAAAGTTAGTTTTAAAGTAATTTTCTAAATTTTCATGGAAAAGGCTTATACGAAAAAATCGTAATACCCATTCAAGTAAGCAACATTGTCTTTTTCACACTTGTTGCATTTATATTCGACATGATTTTCTATTACTGGCATTGACTCAAAAAAGTTTTTGATATGTGCGAACTGTTCTGAAGTTAAGTTGTCAATGAAATCACTTCTTTCCTCTTCTTTCAGTTCGTTAAACTCAATGATTGCATCTCCATAAAAAACAGTTTCTATACAACTTTCAGCGACTTTATAAATGTCACTCTCTGTCTCTGATTGTCCCAGAGCAGTAAGTTCTTTAGCATTAGGATATCTCATTTTTACTGATATGTCCTCAGCAATTTGAAAGTCCATCGCGTGTCCTTCTGTTTCATGAAGTTTAAAGGTATCCAATTCTATTTGAATATCTATTGGTGCTTCACAATGCCCGCATAGTAATCTTACCTCTACGCTATCTGATACTGAGACCTTTCTTAATTCCAAAAAGATTTTTTGCATGTCAAATATAGGAAGTTCATCTCCCTGTACTTTACCAAAAGAACAATTGGTCACCACTTGTTGTGTGGCTCTAATCATTTCGTCTTGGTCTTTAGTCTCGTTCGCTAAAACAAGCAACTTCTCTTCTTTTACTAGGAAAGGTCTGAATTTTACACTCTTGTTAAGGGAGTGTATATGAACATCTATCAGAGGATGTTCAGTTTGTGGTAGTGCCATATTGTCCTCCAAACCTATTCTGATTCACCGAAAAATCCATTCATAACTACTTCATTTTCAGCTCCACAATTTTCACATTCAAACTCTATTATATTTTGCACCACAGGCATCGATGCAAAAAATAATGTTATAATTTCAAACTCTGGGGGTGTCAGAGTTTCAATAAATTCTATTTTCTCTTTTTCCGATATATCCTCTACCCTTTTTCCTTTTACCTTAACTGAGTCGATACATGTAGCAGCGATATCATAATATGGTATTACTTCTTTATCAAATTTAAATAATTCACCAGCGGTAGGATATCTCATTTTCACTATCAAATCATCTCTTAATGTAAGTGTGTCTGTGTGGTATTCTGTCAGTTTAAATCCAAAGTCATCATAACTTATTGGTTGTTCATGATACTCTCCACATTCACCGCACATGAATGACCAATCTGGAAGTGATATTTCGGATATTTTAGATAGTTGAATCCATATGTTCTGTAAGTCAAAGATAGGTAAAGTAGCTCCATCTACTTTACCCAAAGAACAACTGGTGATACAATCTGATATTGATTTTATTAAAACATCTCTGTCCGAGTCTGGACTCTCAAACAATCTTTCTTCTTTTACTAAGAATTGTCTAAACGGAATTTTTTTATCTAACGAATAGACAAAAATGTCTGTCAAAGGATATTTCGCCTTTGGTAATGCCATTACAAACCTCCAATAATTTAATCAATCCAATCATTAATATTATGAGCAATTTTACTCTTGATTGCGTTTTTAAGACTGTTCTTTCTAAAGTTAAGTATTCCAAACAACCTTTCTGAATCACCCGCTTCAACTCCTCTAGAAGTCCACCTTCTAAAAGCAAATGTCACATTAACTCTAACTATACCTTCAGCACTCTGACCCATCGGTAGAATGTTCATGAGTCTTGGAAATGCATCATATAGTTTCCACCGCGTGACTATGTTATCTTCTCTGTCCAGAGCGAATACTTCTACCTGTCCGACATGTTCGTCTGGAAAACTAACTTCTTTTGAGAGGGGGTCAGCGATAGTAGTCATCCAATTTTCAAAATATGTTCTTACATCCCAGTTAGAATCACAGAAAAATGTAAATGCTGCTGTGTCACCGAAGTATTCTATACCATGCGCTCTTTGTTCTGTCCAATGAGATATTTTTGTTGGCGCCCATTGAATTTGTAAGCCTGGAATTTGTGCTTCTTCACACAGTAGTGATATCTCTCTATCCTCTGCGAATGTGCCTGGCGAGTTAATCACCACCTCAAATCTATTAGACCTAGCAAGGTCATTCTTTCTAACCTTACTAATAAAATCTCTTGTTTTAAAATACGCCATTAAATCATTCTCCTAGATTTTTGGAACACGGTGTTCTTACTAACATTAAAGTCTTCTACTGGTAAAAATATAGCACCTTTCCAATCTTGTGGATTGATTTCAAAAAATCTAGACCTTAGTTGTTTTGTTAAATATCTTTTTACACATGGTTTTACTTCTGGAAATTGTGCAGAGTTTGACAATAGTTCCCAGTTGTATCTCATTGTAGTTTTATCATCTATTGCTCTATCGTTTGTTGTTTCTATTAATTTGCCTAATAACTGAGCTCTCATCATATAAGGTAGATAATGTAAATTCAATCCCCAGAACCCATCTTTCGTAGGTTCAAATGGCAAACATAGTGGGAACGCATCAAAGTATGGTAGTTTATCTTTCCATTTCGCGTCATACCTAAACAGATACATTGAACCTATATCAAATTGACTTACTGGTTTACCAATGTCATTTGCTATAGCACTTGAAGGCGTAGATACGCCACGCATAATTTGCCTTACTTGGTTCATGTACCAATTAAATGACTTTCTTCCAGAGTCGGAGTTAGGTCTTATTTGTAGAAATGGATTCGCCATAGCGACTATTTATAATACATTCCTAATTCTTTTTCAGTAATTATTTTAAACTCCCAACCTCTATCGGCACAGAACTCCTGTGCCGATTTCCACTTTGCTTCATTGATACCAAAGTTGGCAATCTCTTGTAAGTACTTTTTTGTTTTCTTTCTTGGTTCTGGGGGTTTTGTAAATCGTTCTGGTTTGATTTCTATGAGATATGTACCACCTACAGTCTTGAGATAGAAGTCTACATAATAACTGTGTATCCTTCTATCCAAAGGAGACCTATAGGGTATTGCTATGGGTTCGGATGCCCACTCCAAAACATCTTGATTCTTGTCGCACCAATTCATGAATTTCAGTTCGTATCCAGACCTATAAATAACATTAGATATGTTTCCGCGATACTTTTTCGCGTTTTTTGGAATAAATTTCCCTTGATGGATATCTTTTCGGTACGGCATCTTATAAATAGTCCAATAATAACATATTACTATTTATTCGGAGTTCATACATGAGTGTTTACAATTGGCTAGATGATAAGCTTGGGGGTTGGTTGCCAGGCGGCATCCCACGCGGAGGCAGTAAACAAGAAGGTAGTGACCCAACGAATACCGAAGACCAAGTTGCAACAGCAGCTGGTGCTACACAAGAAGCACAAAGCACCAAAACAGAAAGACCAAAAAAACAAAAAATTACATTTCAGTCTTTGTCTTACCCAAATGGATTAGATAATACAGATGAATTCCCTCATCAAATAATGTTCAATGTTTTGATAAGGCAGACAGATACACAAGCAGCTGCTAATACTCAACTGGGAAATGCTGGTCGTGGGGAAGACTTAATGAGTGATCTTAGTAATGACCAAGCAAACGGAATAGTTGAAGATGTAGCAAAAGCAGTAGTTGCGGGCACAGGGGCAGCTGCAGTTGTAAGTGGTGGTGTTGGTGCTAAGGTAGCAGGCGGTGCTGCTGTTTTACTTTCTGGAGAGGCTGGTAAATTAGCTTCTGGATTAGTAGAAGCAAAAACTACCAGAAAATGTGTTGCTCGTATTAGAATGGCTATGCCGATGTCTCCAAAGAATGAAATGCAAGCACAATGGGATGTTACAGATTTTGGTTCTATCATGGGTGCATTGGTAACTGAAGGTGGGTCTAAAGGTGTACTAGATATGTTGAAAAGTGCGGATGGTTCAAGTGAAGCTGGACAAGCATTACTTAGGACTGCAGCTGGTACATTGAACATAACAAAACAATTGGGTGTAAACTTACCCCTCCAATCCAGTATAGAGTTAATGTCGCGTAAAGTACAAAACCCATTTACAGAGACATTGTTTAAAACTATGAACTTTAGGAACTTTCCTTTTACATTTAAATTTGCACCAAAGAACAGACATGAGTTGTTACAATCTTTAAAAATAGTTAATGTATTTGAAAGATATATGACACCAGAAAAAAGTGAACATAAGTTATTTTTAGAATATCCCGCTGAGTTCGAGATAATCTATCAGTATAAGAATAAAGAGAATGCTTATTTTACTAACTTCTTTAATGATACTGCTTTGGTAAACTTTGTGGTAGACTATGGTCAAGGCGGACACTATACCTCATTCCAAGGAACAGATGGCGCTCCATCTGAGATTACTATGTCTCTAAACTTTAAAGAACTAACACTTCTTCACAGAGATTCTATTGTTGATATAACTAACCAAGAAGATGTGATGGGTGGTTTCCAAGGATTAGGCCCAAGTGTATCTGGAGAGGAACCGCAAGAAAAATTAGAAGAGAAAACTAACGCGGATGGTTCAAGTCAAACAATAGAAGAAAAACCAGAGGGTGAAGAATAATGGCATTTTTTAGACAATTCCCCAGAACCGCGTATGTAATAGACGGAAGTCTTGTTAAT